GAGAGTGTCAAACCGGCATTCCACGATGCACCAAAACAAAGCGAATTGCCGGCGTTAAACTATGTCAACCAACCACCAATGGTGCCGCATAGTGTAAAAAACTACCAAATCACAAAAAATGTTAACCAATGCTTAAACTGCCACAGCGTTGAAGCGTCTCGCGTTACCGGTGCAACACGCATCAGCCCAACGCACTTCGCCGATCGCGAGGGTAACATTGGCGCTAGCGCATCTCCACGCCGTTATTTCTGTTTGCAATGTCACGTATCTCAATCGGATGTTGAGCCAATCGTGCCAAACGAATTCAAACCAATGAAAGGTTACGGACAATAAGAGGTGGCTATGTCAGACAAAAAAAGCAACATCCTCAAGAGATTCTGGCACTGGTTTAGATCGCCTAGCCGTATCGCAGTAGGAACTATCATTGTATTGTCATTTATCGGCGGTATTCTATCTTGGGTAGGATTCAACTATGGTTTAGCACAAACAAACACGGAAGAATTCTGCGCAAGTTGCCACACCAATGATGCCTATCCGGAATATTTGCACAGTGTACACTATCAAACCCGTACCGGTGTGGGCGCAAGCTGCCCGGACTGCCACGTTCCACATGAATTTGGTCCGAAAATGTGGCGAAAAGTGGTGGCGGCAAAAGAAGTGTATGCTTATTACATGGGCTTAACCGATACCCTTGAGAAATTTAACGCCCGTCGTCCGCACATGGCAGAAAATGAATGGGCACGGATGAAAGGCAACGATTCACAAGAATGTCGCAACTGTCACAAAATGGATCGTATGGACTTCTCCCAACAAAAAACCGTGGCACAAAAAATGCATAAATTTGCTCAAGAAAATGGCAAAACCTGTATTGATTGCCATAAAGGTATCGCGCATAACTTACCGGATATGAGCAAAGTGGCACCGGGCTGGTTACAAGGCGCAGAGGCTAAACCGGAAGCGTCAAAAGACAAAAAATAAATCGGTTAACTGAAAACATTACGTTTTCTTACCGCACTTTAAAAACAAATAGGCACCTTGAAGGTGCCTATTTTGATCCCACGTAAATTAATTTACCTCATCGCATCAACCTGTTACACGAAATCGTAAATACCCGAAAGGATTAAATAACGTTCCATGTGTGATTTGGTCGTGCATCGTAGCGTGCAACTTGTTGCACGAAATCGGAAATGCCGGAAAAGGGTTAAATAACGTTCCTTGTGAGGTTCGGTCGTGCAACAAGTTGCACGCTACATTCGAAATGAATAACGCTCTTGATGGTTGATAATGCGTTGTTTGAAAAAACACACGCAAAAATCACCGCACTTTATTTCGTTCCGTGTATGATTCGTTCGTGCATCAAGTTGCACGCTACGCGCGAAATGAATAACGCGCAATACGTTGATTGAAAAAATATTTCCAAAGATCACCGCGCTTTCTTTGTCTATCGTATGTCTCTTTGGGGAGAGTGGAGGGTTGAGATTGCCTTAATAGCACAAGCCGCTATTCTACAGACAAAAAAAGCAAGGTCATTAACCTTGCTTTAGTAATTTGGTGGAGATAATCGGGATCGAACCGACGACCTCTTGAATGCCATATTTGCAAACAATCACATAAATCATTAAAAAACAATACCTTACGCCACTTGTCAAATAAAAAACTATAGCAATTAGTAGTCTAGCGCAGTAATTAGATGCTTATCACTGACACAAAATTGACACATCAAAAATCACCAAAATTTATTTTTGATATAGCACTCAAAATCGAATCGAGAAAAGAGGCAAAATGATGATATGGTATGATGACTATATCACATCATTAAGAAAGAAATAGAAGCGCAAGAAACCTTGCGCTTTTGTTTTAGAAAGGTCGTGGAATAAATGTGGAAGGAGTGTGTTGATTCCGTTTTGCAGCCCACTCCTTTGCTTCTTCGGAAGCTTTAGCAAAACTCATTCGAGATTGTTCTTCCTGTTTTTGTTTAGCCAATTGAGCAACCTCTTTCGCGGAAAGGTTGTTCATGTCAACTATGTTCCGCTGAGGTGGGGCTATCGTAGGCTTCACTTCTTGCACTTCCGGCGCCTTTGGTTTTGGATTAAATAAATCCATATCCCCGCCGCTTGTCATGTAAAGCGCATGCCCCATTTGATCTGCGCCTTTGAATGCAGCGATGGTATCAGGGCGTTTTAAGTAATTAGACCGCTCGTTGACTAGATTCTTAATTCTCGCAGTAAGGTCATCTTTCTGTGCTTTATCCTCTGTTGCTGCCAGTTTTTCGTTCAGAGAATTTAACTGCGTATCATAAACCCCTAGGACTTGCATTGCCCCGGTTAAGTTCTTTTGCGCAAGAGAATTTCCATCACCTGAGTTGCTTCTAGAATATTGAGCAGAAATGCGTGCTTTTGCGACCGCCTCGTTAATAGTATTGCGAGACTTGCGATCTTCCAATTCAAACTCATGTTGGAATTTTTTATCTTGCTGTTCAGCATCGAAAGCGCGTTGTTTATCAGATTCTTTTGTGCGCCAATCTAACATCTTGTCTGTTTCTTCGTTTTTCCAGCCTTGCTCTACATTTTTTACTATTCCGGTGCCGAGGCCTTGCGCCATTGCGGCTAAAATACCACCAAACCCCATATTACGCCCCTTGTTGTTGCATTGCTTGTTGTTCGCCTTGCATTTGTGCTTGGCGTTGATTTTCCATTTCGGCCACCTTGTTGATCATGTCAACGTATTGCTGCTCTTCTTCCGGTGGCAAAATACCGTTTGTCGCTTCGCCGAATTCATCTAATGCATTCATCAAAATATCAATCAACACATCATCAATTTGATCTTCCGGTACTCCAACTTGTTGCAATAATTGCATAGCCAAGTCTTTGGCCACCTGCATCATCACTTGCGGTGGAATGGTTTTGCCGTTTTGTTGAGCCGCTTGGAGGTTGGTAATCATCGCCGTTGCAACTAAATCTGCAATGCCGTCAACCGGTCCTTTTTGTTGAATGCGTTCTTGCGCCACATTTGCAATGGCATTTATGGAGTTTTCCATTAGCATTTGGTACATTTGTGCCATGCTGCCTTGTTGACCATTTTGATTTTGTTGCATTGGCTGTTCTTGCATTGCCTGTTGCGGTTGTGCTTGTTGTGTCATTGAATCTAAAATACCCATGTTTTACCTCTATTTAATGTAAACGTTTTTCCATAAATTGGTCAGTGTTGGAATTCCTTCAATGCGTTCTTCGTCATCCTGTTGTTTGGTTCGGGAATACATTGTATTAAGGATTCCTTTGTTATTTTCACTGCCTCCGGTCGTGTTGCGATTAAACTCTCTTTCTTTCTGCGCTTGTGCAATGCGCTCATCTCTTGCTGAGATTAATCCTTTCAACGTTTCACGACCGGGTTGTTTCGCCATATCTCGCAAAGCAGAGTTCACTTGATAATTCTCAATCCCATTATTGACCACTGCACCGACCGGCGACCCTGTTGCAAAAGAAAGTAATCCCCCGGTAACACTTCCTACTCCCCTCGTCCATTTGTTTCCTGTTGAGTTGTATTTATCACTGAGCTCATCCTCCAGTTTATTGATCTCATAGTTGTACACCATCTTGTCATCAATAGACGGGAGGGAATTAATGGTTTTACTTTTTACGTCATCAAACCGATTAACAATATTCCCTAGATTGCTTAGCGTTTTACCGGCGGCGGCCTTACCGAGGGTTTCTATAGCACTGCTTGCGGGCATTACGGTATCGGCAACATTTTTTACCATGTTTCCAATTCCGTTAAATGCCTGTTTTCTATTGGTTAACTCAAATAGATCTCTTTGAGCAGCACTCGCACCAACTTTTCCTGCGTTCACGGACTGTGCCGTATTTGTTGGCAGCGTGGATTCTTTTTTTACGCCATCAATGAAATTATTCCAGGTATCAGCATACGGAGAATTAATAAGCCCTGATTGTGCCAATGTATTATTTGTTAGAGAGCTATGTTTATTTGAGCCAAGAGAATTTCTTGTGTTGTTTACTGCACCACTGATTGCGCTCCGACTACCGCCCCATCCATTCGTGTTTCTTTCGTTAAACTCCTTAGTATATGCTTCATCCTTCCCGTATTTAGAAAGATGGCGATCCATCCTGTCCCTTGAGTTTTCATATCCACCGCCACTTTCATGTTCTGACCATCCTCCACCAAGATCACCGGCTCGTTCATACCCGGCATTATCCATCATTTCACCGAAACTATCCGATATTCTGCCCATAACTAACCATCTTTCGCCTCAGTGCGTTTCTTCATTTCTGTCAAAATCCCGCCGTTCGCTAACCCTGGTGCTTCATCAACCGTTAGACTGCGATAGGATATATCTGCATCCGGTACAGTAGAGTATTTTGATTTCATTTGGTCCTGAAGATTGAGTAATTCCCGTTGCTGTTTCATCAAATCTCTGCCGGCTTCTTTTTGTGCAAAATAACCACCGATTCCGGCAACCGCATTCCCTAATAAATTTGTTGCCGCTTTGTTTTTATCCATCCAATTAAGCGCATCGGTTGCCCAACCGTTTGATTTTGCGCCATCTGCGGTAGAATCAAATGCGCCTGTAATTGCGCTCCATGCAGTATCCCAAAATGCCATAATCAATTACCTCCTAATAAACACCTACGTTTGGCACACCCAAATTCGGGAATGACGACCAGTTCTGTCTTGTTGTCGGGATGCCTTGCATGAATCTCGACATGAAATTCATTTCAGAATCACGACTTTCTTTCAGCATATTGATTGCTTTCTTTTTATCTTCCTCCTTCATGGATGTGTTATTTAACACGGCAGCAATTTGCGCATCAAAGTTATTCGTTATTTGTTGTGCAAAATCAATAGACTTTCCGATGGTATTTGCAGAGACTTCCGCATTGAGTCTCTGCATATTGTTGGTATGATTAATATTAGCCAAATCACGTTGATGAGTACGATCTAACCTTGCTTGATCAGCAGTAAATTGGTTTTGTTGTTGGTTTAGCCTACTTTGATTTTGGTAATTTAAGTCGGCTTGGAGTTGAGTTAAACCACGCTGATGACCTCTGTCTAATTCAGCTTGTGATGCGGCAAATTGGTTTTGTTGTTGGTTTAGCCTACTTTGGTTTTGGTAATTCAAGTCGGCTTGGAGTTGGGTTAAACCACGCTGATGAGTGCGATCTAGTCCTGCTTGTTCAGCCGTGAATTGGTTTTGTTGCTGATTCAACCTACTTTGGTTTTGGTAATTCAAGTCAGCTTGCAATTTAGCAAGATTAGTTTGTTGAGTACGATCTAATCCTGCCTGCTCTGCGCTGAATTTATTCTGCGCTTGGTTTAATCGACTTTGATTACTATAAGCTAAATCAGATTGCAATTGCGCCATTCCACGTTGATGACCTCTATCTAACCCCGCTTGCTCTGCGGCAAATTGGTTTTGTTGCTGATTAAGTTTACTTTGGTTCTGATAAGTCAAATCCGCTTGCAAGCGCGTTTGCTTTTCGGTAAAAGCGTTCTGTGTATCTTGACTTGCAATCGGCATGGCTGCATCTAACATAGCACGTTGTGCAGCCTCTGCTCCGGCGGTTGAATTTTGTAATCCTCGGTTAGCCGCGATACGCTCACCTTTGGCTGCGGCAGATCTCATTAATAACGAATTACTATTGAGGATGTTTGCCACATTGCTTGCCATAGTTTGTGAGTTATCTTGTGGCGGTGTTTGTGAAATGGTTGGCGCACGAGGTTGTTTTTTGTTTAGCGCCTCGGTCATTGAGCCTAGAATTGACATATATTCTCCTACAAAAAAAGACCGCACTTTGGCAGTCTTTTATTGAAAATTTATCTAATGATTAGCGACTTTGGCAAAAAATAGCCGCGAGTTGATTAGGACTGAAGTACCATCCACTCTCGCCACCGTGAATGGCATTAAAACACCATTCGCTACAAAAATACTTGTTGCGCTTTTGTTTCATACCTAACACAATCCCTAACGCCCCCCACCAGTCATATTTTGCACCACAAGTGCGGCTTAAATAGGCTTTAATTTGATCTTCTGTTACGTTATCTAGTGGTATCAAATCCCATTTTATGTTATTACTCACATCAATCTGCTTACAACGTACGCCACCATCTTGGACAGATGCCGAATAGCAATCATAAATACTGACACTGCGTTCAATGGCTATTTCGCAATGCGAATACTTACCCTTGGTAAAAAATCGTGTGATGTGGTCTGCAATCGCCTTGATTGGCTCTTTACGCCAATTACGTTTATTTTTGTAAAGTGCTAAATAAACCCTAGCCATTTTGGTAAGCCTCCATTAGTAAGTTCATTCGCTTAATAATGTCATTATGAATTGATTGTAGTTGCTCAAGTGTGAGATTAGGTTGTTTTAACTCATACTTGCGCATGCGTTGGTTGGCGAGCTCAACCTGCAATTTTTCCAGCCCTGCGGCTTGCGTCAAAATAAGATTTGTCGCTGTTTTGTTATCCAGCCCGGCACGCTGAGCAAAGTCTGTGATATAACGACTGCACTCACCTTGATAATTTACGGATTTAAAAGCTTCTGCGGCTGCTTGACGCTCACGGTACTCGCTTTCAAACCGTGTCCACGTGCTATAAATTGTTGCCGCGTAGTTGTCAATTTGCTCAATTAAATTGTTACGTTTTTCTGCCAAAAGTGCAGTCTGTTTTTCTTGGGAGCTCACCCATTTTTTAGTTTTTAAATCAAAAACATGACCCGCCCCCGGCGCGCTCCCCAAACATTGAAAACCGCCATTGCCCCCCCAGCCACCCCCCCCGCCAGTAACACTGGCAGATATCATATTGATCTGCTCCTCTGTCACCACATAACAATCGGGAGGCAGTTGCCCGCTATCTAATGCATCATAATTTGGCTCAAAGGTGCCTGTTTTAATGTTGTAGATCATTATCTATCTCTCCTTAAAAGTTAGCCCAACCAATGACTTGTAGCGTAAAGCCAATAGTGCCTGATTGTCTGCAATATACTCTTACAACATTGCCTAATGGCATCTGTGCACTGCAACCAAATGTTGCATCACTGTCACCTGATACGACAGCCTTAGCAAAGCCGCTGTAAGACATCGGTAGGTGGATATCAACAAATGTAGGACGATAGTTAGTCAATCTAACCCCCATCCACGTTATGCGGATACCACCATCGTCGTTAACTGGGAGATCGACGACCTCCGCACCGGCATAGTGCGAGGGGAACCAATAATTGTGGCTTCTTGACTTTTTGTGCGTGTCACCAACTAACGCGAATTGCTCATCTAACCAACCATAACGTTTACTCCAAATGCGTCCGTTATGGTGTATTTGGGCGGTTTTCTCCCGCCTATCTGTGTTGTAATCTTGCCCTTCCGGTGTCGTAAAAATGTTAAACGCGCCCGAATAATTGCCCAAATCTTCCGCTTGAGTCGTAACCAGTGGAACGGGTGAATTCCACATTTTGTAATCAATCGCCGCCCAGTTAACACCTGTGCTCTTAATTGTGATAAAGCCACCGTTATTCTCGAATGTCGGACGCCCATTAATCAGCGTATCGCCTGTGCGAGGGACATATCCATTATTAACCCAGTCTTCATAGGCCACGACTTTCCAAGGGCCACGCTTTGGCAAAAGCGCGGAATGTAACTCAGTATCATTGCTCCAGTAGCTTAGCTTGTAAAAATTGGATTGGTCATCCGGTGTGGTTTCGATGCGGGCAAATTTTCCGGAATTATTAAACTGATTAATAAAACTGTAATCGCCATATCTTATATTTAGAGACCCTGTCATGGTATCGCCTGATTTTGATACCTTTCCATCGATATCTTCTTTTAGTGCTATCTCTCCATTACGTTTTGGCAATCTGAGGTGGTTGATATTGTGCCCCGCCCCATCACGATAGATCATCGAGCCAAAATAAGACTCGCTATCCGGTGTAACCTCATAGACAAGATATTTATTTTGTTTATTTTTTAACGCAATACCTGACCAAGCATTAGTTTTGCTATTAATGACCAGATTACCATCCATCGTATCGCCTGATTTAGCGACACGAGTATTTGCATTATCATTTGCCGATTTGACTGCCGCCGAGGTTGCCACGGTATCGTTGTTGTTGCTGTTTACAGCGTTACTTTTTTTACTGTTTGGGATGTAGTTATTCAGCGCAAGGCGTAAGGCGGCAATACCTTGTGCTAGTACTTTACCGGCTTTTGCGGTTAAGCCGAGGTTCTCGCTGTCTAGCCCAGTGTCGCTTGTGAGTTGGACGATACCGGCTTGTGTACTTGATGCACGAGGGACATTTAGAACCTTTTCATATTCAACTTCGCCATCTGCAATACTTTTTGCTTTAGATGCCGATATTTTTGCTTCTTCTGCTTTCTTCACGGCGATATCTGCATTAGTTTTAGCAGAGCGTTCGGCAGCAGATAAATTTTGGGCTGATGTGGCGGCTTTTGAAGCATAGTGATAGGCGGAATATTTATCGCCGGAAACAGGCTCATCAATGGGATTCGATGCCCATTTTCGCGCCCAATCTTCCGATTTATCGGCGGATTGACTACTTGCTGCCGCAGAGGTAGCAGATTGTGTAGCGGAATTAGCCTGACCGATTGCGGTTTGTGTATTTGTTTCAACGGTCTGTGTGTGTTGTGCGACTTGTTGTGCTTTAGCTATGACATCATCACGTGCATTATTCACGCTGGCTTCTGTTTCCGTTAGCATTTTAAATGGGACAGGGTGATTCGGATCGGTTGGCTCCGGAATTAATGGACTTACCGCAAAACCTTTGCCATCATCACGCATTTCAGGGATTCGTTCAAAACTTGCCTGAATTGCATCAAATTCATCTGATACGGCTTGTCCATCTGCTTTGGTGTATGGCACAAATTGGTGAGTACGCGCGTACCATTTTTTCTTAGACACGATAATTTCTCCGTGTAATATAATTTAAGACAAGACCACTAATTTCAAATTGTGGCGAATGAATAGAGGAACCTGAAAACGATAAGGCGATATTGCGACTGTAGCCGGATAAGTGAAATGTCGGTGCCGAATAGTCTTCTGCAGACCAAAGGAAATCGTTCCATAGGGAGTCGTTCCAACGCCCTCCTCCACCGGCAATTTGTAAATCTTTGCCAAGTGTTGCTGCGTGGTAATTGGAGTTATAGTCGAGATCAAAGCGATAACTTAACTTAGATTTCCCTTCGGTGGTGGCTTGCAATTCTGCGCTGTGCCAACTTTTAATTAATGTCGGCGATCCACAATGGTTGAATGCCATTTTTACAATCCAATCAATTTGCTTGCCGGAAAAAGAATGACAATTATCGGATTGGCGGTAAACCTTGCCATCATCAAACACCATATAAACGTTATCAGACGATTGCCAAATGCCTTCTATCTTTTCAGGATAGGTAAAGAAAGTACTTTTTGTTGTGCCGTCAGGGTGAAACATAATGCACAGATGGCGGCCTTCAGCAGAGTAAAAGCGGATTTGGTTGGATTTAGGCTTAGCAGAAGAATAAGCAATACTGTAATGTTGTTTGTCGAACCCCAATTTTCGGTTCGCATCGATCTCACTTAACTTGAAATCGCCAAACTGTTCTGTCTGATCAATTCTTGTAATACCGTTCTTGCTGATAGCCAATGGTACAAAAGAGGTTTGTAGTGTATTCGGATAAATGCCAACAGAAGAAATATCCTTTAACACCCAATCATCACGGCCGGAACCATAAAGCCCTGCTGTTTTGTTTCGGCAACCCACGATAAGTACACCGCCCACTGTCGATGCAAGTGCCGTGATTTCATCACCTAAACCAAATTGCTCCGACCCTAACAACACAGACCATTGATTAGGGTGACCAACCAGTGAATGCCCTAATTGCCCACCTTGGAAAGAGGCGAATAGGTGATTTCGGTGCGCACAAAGATATTGAGGATTATCATTATTTAATAAAATTGGCACAACGACCCCATTTGGTCGCACTTCGATAATCTGTTCGCCATTGCAACCGTAGGCATAAAATGTATTCGAACCGCCATAAAAATTATGGTAGATGAATTGCCAGCCTTTACCCTTTGAAAACGTTACAAGATCGCAAGTTTCCACTGTGGCAACGGTGATACCATTAACCTGTAATGGCTGATTAGCTGTAACGGATTGCGACAATACGGCATAGCCTGACATGCTATCAGGCGATAATGTAACAGAGTAAATAACCCCTTTAACATTGCCGGAGGTAAAATTAGAGTTATCCAGTAAGTTTTCAGGCTTCACCAAATTTTTCAATTTTACGAGATAACTTGCGGGAACAGGCGACCAACCGTTATTTGAGGTGATAAACGCACCGCACTTTTCGCCGTCATCACGAAAGGCGATCACCTCTCCATTAAGTTCAACCACGCCACGAATTTTATCCATTCCGGGAACCGCAGAAACGGAATCTACACCGAACTGAAATGCCATACTTCGATAGCGCAAGTCATCTTCAAGTTCGCCATCAACGCCACTATTTACATAAGTGACTGTGAGATTTACGCCGTTGACAGTGAGATTTACACCGTTGGTAATGTTGATGGGTTTGAGAAAGGAGACCACAAAAGCATTATCCAGTACGTCAATAATCTGATATTGCTTGCCCCCATGAATAAATGCTTTATTACGGAACCGTTCTTTATCAGAAATCGCCCCTACAATTAAAACAGCGTACGCCATTTCAGAGGGGATCATTTTCCCGTCAATACATTCATAGCCTTCAATTCGAGAAAAGCCCCCACCATAATTAGGTTGCACATTTAACGCACTGATCGCTTCGCTATTTGCTTTTGCAATCGGCGGCGTAGTTAAATCCATGCCACCGCTAATAGCAATGAATTGCGATTGAATTCGTGGAAGTTGTGCCATTTATTTACCTAAAGATGGAGTCGGCAAAAATTGAGAGCAGAACAAATGAAGATATTTATCCCACTCACTCTGCCCGCGCATGACTAATTCCTGTGCATTTTGAGATAACGCTTTGCCTTGCATGGCATAGTACACAATCGCTATGTGAAAATGTTCAGGAATGAAAGGCGTATCGGAGGAAGTCTCTAACTGCTGTAAATGATCCGCAGAAAAGCCATCACTCCAAAACGATTCATTCCATGGACGCAAGGATTGAATATCTAACCACGCTTCACGAATTGCATCAACCTGCTCGAGGTTGCGGCCGGCTTGATTGGTAACGTTATACGGACCTTCGCCCGTATCGTTCATTTCACGGCGTAAGCGTTGAGCAAGTTGTAGAAAATTCATTACACGTTACCCAAAAAATGAACGTTGTAATTCTGCACTACGGTTGTTGCGATTTCGCCTTCTTTAGTTTGTGATCCAACGATGCTTTTTGCATCCATTAATAACTGATAGACCGGCTCAGGAACCACTAATTCTTTTTCACGCTGCATTTGAAAAGAACGACCATTTAGCCATACAATCACGTCTTCTGCCCCATCAAAACCAAGGCCGGTGCTGATTTTAATTCTAACTTTTGGGTAATCATCTAGGTTATCGCTTAATGCAACGGCAGTTTGTGCCGAATCTTCTTCGGATTGTGTTGCGAAAATTGATTTTGGCATTCGCTCAGCCGGACGCAATAGCCCGTTATTTTCTTCAAACTCCAAAATCGCATTAACTAAATCGTCCTTGCTATCTGAATCCTTCTTTTCCAAACCGCACTGCTCTTTTAAATGATTAATTAAATCGCTTTTTTTGCTTTTGTCTAAATCGATAAATGGATAACTCATCTTTCTACCTTAAATAAAAAGCCCTGAATTAACAGGGCTTATTGGGTTACATTTTAAAGTTCAGAAGCCGCGCATTCGATACGCGCCAACCATGCTTGATTCAGGATTAGTGCTGCATGCCATGTTTTCCAGCCAACAGAACCAGTCTGGCCAAGTTCATCGCCATGTGATGGCGTCCCCGGATTACGCACTTTGATTTCTGCCGATTCCTTGCCTTTCAACGGCACAATACCAAATGCGTCTTGTGCTAACACAAGAATTTGATAAACGTCTGCATTTGTGCCAGAGGTAGACAACACTTTTTCACTACCTTTTGTTGCGCCGGCATCTGCCAACGGTGTAAAAAGCGGCGTCGTAATAAAGCGGATGTTTTCAACTGACCCGAATTCATACGGAGAGACTACAGATCGGCTACCATATTCAGCCACAGATTTAAACCCAGGTAATTGACGTAAATCAGGCTCTAGGTCAGTATGGCAGATTGCGACGAAAGAGGCTTCGATCGGTTTTGTTCCGATTTTGATAGACGCATCTAAAATGGATGTAATTTTTTTGGCACGGTTATTCATTAACGTGCGCACAGTTTGACGTAGTTTTGCTAATGAAATAGGTTTATTCACCGCGTTACGTGCTACACCATTTGCATAGACGACATTAGTGCCACCTGTAATTGCACCAAAAGTCAAAAGTTCTACGGTTTCCGCGGCTTGTTCGCCAGAAAGTTTAGTTGCGTCTTTCAACACTTCATCTTCTTTAGTGTCTTGGATAACATCTGTGATTTCTGCCCATGCGCCGTACTGTTTGAGGGTGGTTTCTACATCCTCATATTTAATTTTTTGGGATTCAGGGCGTACTCCCTCAGTTAATGGTGTGAGCGCAGGTTTAAACGGAACCGCACGGCGGAATTTAATTTTTTGGCTAGCATTTTTCGGCATAGGTTTAACTTGTCCGAATTTGCTGATTACCAAAATTGGTTCGGCGTGTGCTAACAAATTAGCAATGGCATAGACGCCTGTCTTTTCTGAAATATCACCATATTTAGTGACGTTGGTTGAAGGCATAAATCATTCTCCTCAAATGAACTAACTATCGCCGCTTGTCAAATTCGGCGGCTAATTGATTAAATAGAGCATTCTCATCCACTTCACCGCCACCTTTCGGTGCAGCACGACCTGTCGGTAGTGACATTGCTGATAGCTGCTGTGAACGCTTGTTTCGTTGCTCGGAAATGGAAGATGTAGCCAGTTTGTATTCGTTAAGCAGATAAATGGCATCTTGCGGATCGTCAGAGCTAAACATTGCTTTGACGCCATTTGGTTGCGTATCTACCCAACGATGGAACATTGGATCGCGCAAGATATTATCGGCATCAGGAACGGCTTGAGTGACCAAAGAAATTGAACTATCAAGCTGTTGCTGTTCGAAATCTTGCACATTGGCATCCACCATTTGAGCAATCGGAGCAGAAATATCTTCAAGGCGTTTGTTTTGTCCGGCGACAAAGCGGGACAGGAAATCGGCGACTTCGGGATAGTCAGCGCGTAAACTTTCAAGCTCACCATCAAAGGTAGATTGATTTTGTTTGAGCTGTTCCAAAGCAGCTTGTGCCTGTTGATATTTCTTAGAGAGCGCGCCAACACGACCGCGTTGAGACTTAGCCATGTGTTCATAGCGCTCTTTGTCTGCTTTCATTGAGCGGAAGTGTTCTTTCATTTCATCAGTGGCATTTTTCAACCATTCAGGTTCTTCCTCTTGCGCAACCGGCTGTTGCGGGATGCTTTCTTGAGGAGGATTTTCCTCACGCTGATCAGGCGTGGTCTGAACATTGTCATTTGCGACAGATGGCTCGTTGTTGGCAGTTAGTCCACCTGATTCAAATTGATTAGCGGCTTCATCAAAAGCGGCGTCAGCATTAAATTCTACGGTGTCTTGATTTTCCATGTATTACCTCATTAAGCGGCATAAAGCGGCTTGTGATAATTCGTTGATAATAAAAAACCCGCTACATTGAGCGGGCTTATGATTAATGATCTAGTTCTGAAACGAGATCTTGTAATTCTTTAATTTTACCTCGGAGAACATTGTATTGTTGAGGAGTTAATCCCTCTTCGCACAAGTCCTGCTTGTATTCAATAATCCGAGTATTCAGATAGACAATCAGTGATTTTCTATCTGCTTCGTTCTGTAATTTTAGCTTTTGCATAAAAACTCCAACAAAAAAGCCGAACTGCATTTCTACAATTCGGCTATTGTGGGAAATTCTACTGCAAATATTTCATTTGTCAATAGATTAGTTTGTGTTCAAACCCTCCATTAAACGATATTTACGCAAGATTTGAGCCTGTGTTCTGCTCATATCTTTATTGTACCGTTTAATCCCGTTTTCATAAGCAACTGCGCTGATTTGACCGGAACGTAACGCACGAGTAAGTTTTGCTTTTTCACTTCGCATGGTTTGTGTTGTGCTTTTATCTTGTTCGTAGAATCTGATCAGCTTGCGTTTATCGTCATCTAGCCAACCATCTAACGCACCACGGTTCTTTCTTGATTCATATTCTGTCGCCACTTTTCTCGCTTCTTCGCTCGCTTCGTAGTAACGACTTTGAATGCTGAACTCGTTGGTGGTGCCGATGAACTGATTAATAAATGGCATTCTTGTATTACGTCCTAACTGTTCACGGTTAGGATTTTCAATAAAGACAGTATTCAACTCTTTAAGGCTGCCGAACACTGAGCTGTACCCATCGAACAAGTTTTTAATTTGTTCCGGGTGCATATCAATCCCTAAATTGTCATTCAGAGATAATGCCACATCTTTCCAGAATTGCGCAGTTGTCGCCTTGGATTGTTCCGCTTTCAATTTGTCTTCACGCACATAATTCGTTGTGATTTTGCTTCCGAATGCCGAACGATTAAGAACATTCTGCATTAATGGTTGAAGAATTGTAGGCGTTGCGGTTAAGGTGATTTTCTCCATCGGATATTTTGCCGCTGAAATTTCGGAAGGCGATACTGGAGAAAATGTTTTCATTGAATGAACAAACATATTGGTTCCGGCTTCCGTTAAGGAAATGTCACTCACAGCACCTTTTACGATATTCGTAGCAAAATTCCATGCCATTTGCGGCATACCAAAACCTACAGGGATTTTGAAGTAATGTCCTCCACCAATCGGAATCGGGATGTAGCGGGTAATGTCGCCAAGCTGATCCATTTTGTTACCGCCCTCATCTTCATCGTCCATTGAACGCAATACAGTATAAAGTGCGGTCATTCCGGCAAGGTAAGCAGCAAAACGAATTTGACCTTTACGGGTGGAGAGATAACGAATTAGGTTAGCCGCACCCATCACGGTTGGTTGTGAGAACATATACAAGGCTTTGATACCACGCATTTTGGAGCCTGTTTTGCGGAAGTTGGTAAGCTCCAATGTTGTGGCCGCCGCCTGTTTTGAATCAATGCCGTTTTCCACTAAGGCTTTATAAGCAGCTAATGCAGAAACGGTATCGAACATTTTATTGTACCCCTCAAGGATTTTTCCGGCTTTCTCAAGCTTACCTGCGATTGGGTTGTTTTCTTTTTTCAGGCGTTTGATTAAATCCACCTCGGATTTATCCAAATAAGTACCGTAGTTTGAAACACCGCCCTCTTTGAGTAACTGTTTAAGCATACGCTCTGCCGGCACGCTATCACGCAATTCTTGACCAAAGCCAAGGCGTTTGGTGGCTTGCCATACTTCTTTGTCGGTAAAAGCATTCGCAATGGTTGCACGACCTATTTTATCCATCGTTTTGCTGTCCACTAAACGATTATTTTTGTCATAGAGTTTCTGCACCCGGATAAATTCTGATTTTTCCCAAGTATCACGCATCATATTCATTGGCGCAAAGGTGAGTGTCCATTGCGTCACACCACGCGCATACCATCCTGTCGGTTTAGAAAGTAATTTTAGAAAATCATTTGCGTGTTCCACGTTGTCATTGCGTAAGGCTTCCATTGCTTGTGCCGGCAATTCATATTCATAATATTGGCCACCTTCTTTACGAATTAGCACATTATCACTCGAACGTGTTAAACCTTGCATTTTACGTTTACTAATGCCTAAATTTGCCGTGGCTTGTTCTTTTGCTTGAGAATCGGAATAACCTTTCTCTTTCAGCATGGTTACTTCCGTTTCGTACAAGTCATCAATCTTGCCTTTAAACTCCGCGAAACCGGCATAGGTTGTAGATTTACCCACGGATTTCCACATTGCATCGATAGCATCTTCCGCTTCGGAACTTGTACGACCTTTTAACGCTTTATCTCGTCCGATATTGACCGCACTTGAACCTGCACCTGAAATAATATCGGTATCAACATCAGCATTCGGATCGCCCGTTAACGGCACATAATGGCGATTCGCTTTGTAGTCCCGATATTCTTTCTCGGTGTAGCGTCCACTTGCTCTATCGATTTCCAGTTTAGCTTGATTTAAGTCATAGACCATCTCGGCAACTGATTCTAAATCAGATTTACTAATACGTTGTTCGGTGTTCTTCATAATCAATTCAGCCTCCGGAATTGACCAACCGCCGGCAACACCCACCTTGAAACGATTGCCTTTGTTTTTGTAGTCGGTGTTGTAAATGTCTGCTTTGCGATTATCGTACTGCGCTTTCGCTTTCAAATAGGCATCATTCAAACGGCGTACTTCTACATCAGTGCCGTTTTGTCTTGCGTTATCCAATAAGCGTTTAGTATCACGCATGACTTTTTCATCAGTGCGCAGTAAGTCCAAGTTCTTCTCAATGGAATATTTAGCCGATATCCAGTTACCCACCATGCGCTTCATGGTGAGTTCATCAATCGGATTTTTGCCTTTCTTGGTCGCTTTGGAAAGCGCGGCAATTTTAGAAAGGATCGGCTTGAGATAGGCTTGCTCCAATTCGGAATTCATTGCATCACGTTTCCCTTTAGCTGTGTACATCGCATCTTTCAAACGACGTTTCTCGTGGTCTCGGCTACTCGTGTTACCTGTTTGATCTTCAAGCTGCATTGAATCAATCCAATCATTCACTGGGCGTAGGCTGTCAGCCAGCCATTCATCCACTTTGCCCACTGCCCGATTAAAGCGTTCTTTAAAGCTTGAATAGTCTTTCGCTTTTAAATTATCCCAAAGACTTGGCTCGCTTTCGGCTTTGGCTGTCTGAGAAAGATCAAGGGCGGATTGAACTGTGCTGGTGCGAGAGAAACGAATATCGGCGTTTTCTGAAGAAAAATCCCCATTATTGTTCGTTGCGGATTTAATCTGATGTGGCTCAAATACCACATATGCTACCCCATCTTTACCGCTTGCTTTGTCTTTCCCCGGCACAATGAAACCATCAATGCCTTCATTTTTAATAAAACGTTGCATACCTTCTGATTTATTATCAGGCAACGCTATTGCAAAATCGGTCTTTTCGTTAAATCTTTTTGTGTCGGCTATGAACCCATCAACCAATTCCGCCGCCTGACGTTGAGCCTCGGCTTCATCAAATCCAAAAGAAAGGAATTCTTGTTTATTGGCTTCAATGGCTTGTTCGTACGTTACATTGCGAAAATCTAATGGTTTTTCCATTTTAAGGTAAACTGCATAAGTATTTTCTTTGCCACCACGTTCTTGCGTGCGACGGTTCGCATAACTGTTGGCAATGTCTTCGTTTGAGAAATAAAAGCCAGTACCGAGATTATCAATTGCAATTTTTGCCTTATCAAAAACAGTGAAATCCGCATTAGAACCATGGTAAACAATTAACGGCTTACCACTTTCATCAACAACTTTACTATTACCAAACCACCGTTTGAAATTGTTTGAATGGATTTGCTGATCGCTTTCACCCTGCGCATCTTGCAAAATCTGTAACAAACGCTTATCATTGACTTTAGATAAAGGCGATTGATTAGAAATCTCCGCACTAGATAAGCGAGAGGTCATTTCTAAAAGATCGCCTTTTTCAATTTTCGTCAATTTATGGTCGTAGTATTTATCGCCAGTGGTGGAAATTCCTACTGAGGCTCTTACGGTGTAATCAGCTCCGCCAATATTTAGCCCTGCTATATAATACTCGTATTCTTTGATGTCAGGATTTTTGGCTAAATCTTCATTTGACAAAGTATCAACATAAGTTGAATTTTCAATAATCTGAGGGATAGCAGCAATACTTTGCAAGTGTTCTGGATTGCTGATATCGTGATGTAGTACTTCGGTTACGCCAGATCTCCCTAATGAAATTTCACGACCGGTATCCTTATTAAAATAAGAACCTCGCAGTGTTTTACCATATTCCATTGCGTTACGACGATATTGTCTAAAATCTTCGCTTGACTCAATCTCTTTACCCGAAATTCGGATGGTTTCAGCCTCACGTAACTTTTCCAAACTTTCAGCTTTAGAGCGTGATTGTGCACGGCTAAAGCGAATATCATCATTTTCTTTGGAGAATGCACCTGTGTTATCTGTTGCGGATTTTATTTGGTTAGAATCAAAGGCGACAATTTCTTGTCTGTTAGGATATAAAACGCCATCATAACCGGCATCTTTTAGGATTGAACTAAAAGCTCCGGCATATTGGCTTCTCACCGAAAATGAATTTCCTACGTTGAAAATAAAAGGATCAACTGTGTAATCTTCGTAACCTTGTGCAGAGAGTCTATTTGTTAAATGCTCAGCGACTTCCTCAGCAGATGTAAAATCACTAGGTCTAAATGGGTTCTTTAATGATACATACGCACCAATAATTTTTTCTCCATACGACTCCGAGGTTGTTCTATTTGGAGATAAGTAGAACCCCTTTCCTCTTAATCCCTTATCATTCCCAGCTCCGGCTTTTGTTTTATCAAAAGTTGTGAAATGTGTTTTTGTTCCATGATAAACAACCAATGGCTCACCCGTTCGTTCATTCACCACTTTAGACGCATTATCCGGATCGCTTTCCCAATCGCCGAACCATGCTTTAAATTCAGGCGAGCGAACTTGTTTCCATTGATGGAATGTGAGTTCTGTTTCGCCATTTTCCTTGGCTTGGTTGTAGCGTTCTTCTGTCAGTTCTTCGTTTCGACTAAAACGAACATCGCCATTTTCATTTAATTCCCCGACCGCACTTTCTTTGATTTTAGCAACCAAATTCAATACATCTTCATCGGAGAATTGTGCGGCACGTTCGGCACCAAAGATCTTTGATAAGAATTCTTTAATTCGTTGCGCGGTCATCGCCAGCCATGATTTAGAGGATTGGCGTTGCCCTTTCTTGATTTCTACACCGTAACGGCTTTCAAGCTCATTCCATTTACCGGTTTCATTGGCCGCCATGATTTCAGCGATGGCTTCTTCAATTGCTACTGTGCGATTTGTTGCAGCTAAATCATCTGTGCCTTTGCGTTGATTCTGAATTGCATCAGCTATTTGGCTCACGGCTTTATTCTTGCCTACTTCGGCCATAAGGTTGTCATAAGTGCCTTTGTAGCCAACATTGATTCCTCGGTGCGCCATTTCATGCCATGCAACGAACTGTAAGCGTTCGTCTTTGGTCATGGTTTTTGTCGCTTTAATGCTGTCGGCGACAATAGTGATTTTGCCTGTTTTCGGATTAAACCAACCTTCCACATCGGAGGTGATTAAATTCTTCACGTCTTTTGGTGGGTTAGCAAAGGTCGTAACTTCAATATGTTCTGCCGCTTTGCCAAAGGTTTGGTGTAAGATTTCTTGCGTACGCTGAATATCAGGGTTGATTGTAGATTCTTGATTATTTTTTGCGCTTTGGTATTGACTTAAATCGGCTTCGGTTTTAACATTCAAAGCAGAAAGGTTCACATCTGACTGCATATGTGACGGCAATCGAAGCCCGAAGGCAGTTAAAAATTGTGAACCTTTTATGGAGTTAGTTTCTGATAATGGTGATCGCAATTGAAGCGTAAGATTATCTAAGAAATTGGCTCCTTTTTTCTTATTCCAATAAAGCAAGTCATTTTCTAATCCGCGTTGAATTTGCGAATTATTTCGTCCATATACACTAGCAATATTAATTAATTCAATTCCTTGTGAAGTTTGCTTTAAATGCAAGGCTGAAACAACAGGCTTATTGATTCCATTCACATTTTCCATTAACTCTGTTAAAACCACATAACCATTTTGCTGTGTGCTTGATTTCATTACTGCTACAGGATCATTAATTTGTTTTGGTAGCTGTTTTAATGTATCAGGTGTAACATTATGTTTTCCTAACATTACCTTTTTCAATACTGCACCACTGATCACCACATTAGCATCAGGAAGACCCAGCATCTTCAATACGCTAGGAGTTGTGCCAACATCAATAATTTGCGATGAAAACTTGCCATTGGCTACATCATCCACTGCTTTCGCAAAATCAGAATTGGCTGATTCATTCAGACTTAATCGAATATCTTCATCAACATTCTTCGCTTGCTGCAATGAGCCTAATTTATCGAATGCCACCTCACCAAACATACTGGCTTGTGATAGATTGCCATGTGTTTGAGCCACTTTAGGCGCAAGTGCGGTTAAGGCATTAAGTACGTTTTTAGCCCCTTGGTCGGTGTTCTCAATCAATCTTGATAAGGTTTGACTGTCTCCATAGGCTTGATACAACATTGCATTACGAATGCGTTGAACGCCTGTTTGACTTAAATTGCCTTTACCGTCCAATAACTCATTACGCAAGTTTTCCGGTTGGTTTTGTACGAATTGACGAATGAACGGCTGATTATCCGGTGAATTAATGTCGCCGTTATCTCCTGCAATAAATGAATCCATGCTTGGCAAACGGCGCGCATCCACTTTCGCCTGTTCTAAATCAGACATCCGCATTCCGCCTTGCTCATTGGAATTAATTGCGACTTGCGCAATATCTACCGGTGAAGTTAAGCGGCGAACAAGCACAGGGTTTTCAAAAGAATCTAATTGTGTAGAATCGATGCCAAAACGATCGGCATTATCTTTTAAGAATTGACGATAACCATCAGCGCCACCCTCTTGATAGGCTTGGCGAATTGCCATTGTGCGACCGTTGCCGGCAATAATGGTTTTCCCATCCAGCGCAAGCAAAGGTGCGCCCATATCCATGGTTGGACTTGCCGCCAATTTACGTGGATCTAAATTTCTTGCGATATTATTAATTTGCGATTGACTTGCGGCTCTGTCACGGTCACGGAATTGGTTGTCGTCTTTTTGTTGTGTAGGAGAAAGCGTGGTCGCATCTACCACCTCATATTGGAAAGGTTGATAGTTTCCATTACCCACATCAATTTCATCATTTGCACCGCTGACTACGCCACTTCGATTTTCTGGTGCAACATTGGCGGTAAATTGAAGATTACTTTCATGTGTTGGTCGTTGATTGTTTTCGTTGAATTCGCGCGCTTTGGCAATATAATCCTCAATCCATTGGCGCATGGCTTTACCATCTTTTGGGTTGAGTCCGTAGGCTTCTGCGATACTTTTTAATTCACCAAAACTTCGGTCGATAACAAATTGGCTTTTTGCGGCGCTGTCGGCAAATATCATTGGATCGCTGATGAATTCATTCGCACCGGATAAATCGCCTTTTCTGAATTTCTCTATCGCCTTAGCAACATAGACCGCACGTTCCATTTGTGGGTCAATTGTAAATTCAGGTTCGTTTGGTTGCGCTGTCTGTTCTTCGCCAAAGAAATCTGATTCAAATTGTGCATTCTCCGCCTGTTCTTGGTGGCGTTCCTGCATAACTTGTTGCGCTCTTGCCTGCTTCATGCCGATGGTATTTAACGCACGCACTCGGCTTTCAGAAACAAGGTTATCTAAATCCACAGCACTTTGGTTTATGGTATCAACGTAGCTTTTTAATTGTTCGTCAATCGCAGCATTGCCGGTATTAATGTGATTTAACAAGGTACGCTTTTGATTATTAAATGCACGGCGATCGGTGTAAGTATCCAACCCACCCATGGCGGAACCAAATACACCACCAAGCACGGCGCCATTGATGGCGTTATCTGCCATACCCTCAGTTAAATCTTTGTTCGGGTTGTAGTTGTCTTGCTCCGCCTTGTTTAAAGCGTATTGTTCACCAACGCCTTGAATGGCTTCTGTTCCGCCCTCAACCATTGCACCTTTTAACAAGCCGCCTTTAATAGTTTTAGCCGGACTACCCAAGCCCCAGAAGCCACCACCAAGACCGCTTACCGCATTTGTCGCTAAATCTGTTGCAATTGCCGCAGGATTTAACGCCGCATCACGACCAACTTTATCGGCAAAGGACGCTTTAGCCAAACCGTAAAGTTGCTCTACAGACTTCCCTTTTCCTTCCTCGCTATCGGCAATTTCATAGTAAGCTTCTGAGAATTGTGGGATTTGTGATAGCTGTTCATTCGTCATCTGCATAACCTCGTCACGCTTTTGACTGTAACGGCTACCGCCTGACATTGCGGACATCGTGGCAGTAACTCCAACCATATTCCAATATTTCTGCGGAATGCCGCGCTTAGCCGCCTGTTCCACGGCAACTTTACCAACTTCTTCGGCGGCTTCTTTTTTCAGCAACATCTTACCGGCTTGTTTTACGCCGAATGTTGCCATCTTGCCGGCGCCAAGGGTTAAAACAGTATCAAGGTTTTGTCCAATTAATGATCCAAGATTACCCGCCCACCAACGAACATTTCTAACGCCTTGCCCTTCTCCGTCAAACGCATTCTGATTCAATGCTGCTTTCATTTCATCGGACATCGTTGCAAGGTTTTCATCCGCACCTTCCCCAGCCCAATCACCAACCTTATGCAACCAATCTGCACCGGTTAACGCGCCTAAACCATGCGCAATATCACTTACACCTTTCCACGCGCCCATTTGTACTGCATCAACCGTATCTGCAACAATACCCTGCTGTTTCGGCTCGGTGCTAGCTGACGGCATATCAATATAGGTACCGCCTGTATCATCACCTTTTCTCCCACCAGGATTGCCACTGATAATACCAATCATCTCTTTGTATTCTTTGTCGGAAAGGTAAAAGCTCATGTTATCTGCCCTTTAAATTGAGTAATAAAAAAGACCGCACTTTTTAGGTTGCGGTCTGTTATTGGTCTAATCCGTAGTTGCCTGTCGGGTTGGCTACCGGTGCATTCTTCAATGCCACCTCCGTCTTGAATTTCTCCAAGTCAATTGCCTGCTTGCCTGTTTGCAATTGGAGGTCTGTTGTCAGTTTAGCGGTGCTTAATTTTTCATCCAGATTTAATCTCGCTTGTTGTGATTCTTGATTCATCTGCACTTCAAGCATTTTGATCTCCAGTTCTTTCTCTTTGATCTGTACTTTCATCTGCTCGATCTGTAACTGGTTCTGCATGCGCAACTGCTCTAACTGCATTTCATGTTGCTGTTTCTGCTGCGCCATCTGCATTTGCATTTGGACTTTAAGAAGTTCCGGAGCTTGCGGTTGCTGCGACTGCGCTTCCTGCATTTCTTGGAGTTTCTGTTCGTATTCCTCGCGTGGAATCAGCATGGTTTGCGTTCCCATACTCATAGATTGCATTAAGGTTTTCGCGCCATCGTACCAATCAAACGCGTGCATTAATTGCGGGTGCTGACCGAACTTCTGGAAAATATCGATAATCTGTGCTGTCTGCGTTTCCTTTACCAATAAAGCGGAGGTGCCACGGGCCACAACCTGCATATCACCCTTGATTGTTGCGTCATCACTCATATTCATGTTGTATTCGTAGAATCGGCGGATCAGCGGTTTAGTAACGGCATCATCCCACTCTTTAACCTGGCGACGACGAACGGCATTAGCCGCATTCATCAGCATGGACATACCGCCAAGCGTAGGCGTTACCTGTCCTTGTTCACCTTGAGCAATCATAGGAAGCCCTGATTCCTCATCCATAAATGACTTGGAAAGCTGAATAATATTAGCTAACTCTTGCTGACGACTACCAATATCAAAGATGCCAAAAGCACGCTGCGCTTCAAATTGCGCATTTGCTGTTGCTCGATCGTTGGTTTTCCATAGCTTGTAAGGGGATAACTCCCAATTCCCATCTACCGGAGTTAATACACTGCTATTCACAACAGCTTGTGGACCAATCCCCAAAACGCCGTTATCAATCATGCCACGCCAGGCGGTATTAAGGATTTCTTGCGCATCACGACAAAGGTAAGGGATACCAAAGCCAAATACACAACAAACATCCGGCTCACAGGTATAAATAGAATAAGGAAATTCAGCGGTTTCCAACGGATTAAGATTCACGCTTAAAATCTTGCCGTTACCCGCCATGACAATCACACCATCAATTTCCAAATTAGCGGCGCGTGATTCTTCATCACCAGGGATAACTAACTGATTATCTTCACCTAACTGGCTGTTTGCACTTTCCAGCACACTTAAAGGGATTCCGCCGTGATACGTCCACAGCTCATAGCGATTGTCTTTGCTTTGCGTTTCCAATCCGGAAAGTGTTCTTAATGTATCAACATAGCCATCCATATCAGAACTTGCGGTACGCGTATCGGAGCCTTCCAATTCGCACAGTTCAAGAATACTTTCTTTTAAGTAATATGGATTTTTAGCAAGGGCTTGTAACTGTTTCTTGGTGACATAACTACGCTCAAATACAAATTGGCAATCTTTAATTGTTGGCGCAGTCATATCCGGCACGAAATCCCATGGCAAGACTAAATGTGCGGCAGGAATATCTTTACTTACGATTTCACCAACCCAATTGCCTAACTCATCTTGATGCCAAGCCTTAGATTCCACCGTATCAATCACCGGCGCACGCAAGATTCCCGTTCCTAATACGGCGGCATAATGTAAGCACAATCGAGCTTCTGCCGCGTAATCACATTCAAGCAACTGGTCATCAATCAATTTCTCCATTGCTTCGGCGCGTTCTTTCGCTTCCTGCATAACTGCTCGGGCATTGGTGATTTGCGCAGATAAATTTGGATCTTGGCTGTCGGGCTGTTTGGCTAGATTCGCAATATCCGGCATTGGCGTTGGTGAAATACCGTAGTTTTTATCGTCACTCGGGAAAAGCATATCTGTCATCTGCGCCGTCCATGAATCAGTTTTTGCGCGCGTATAACCGACAAATACTTTTGATTTATTCGTTTTAATGCTGTCTTCGTACTGATTACGGTACTGATACATATCTTTCACCCAACGCTGGACGACCGGTTGGCGCTGTTTGATATGTTCTAAAAGTCTTGCGCGCAAATCTGACCCGAAAGCCGTAATAGCTTCCAGAAGCGCGGATTGTTCTTCTGCCATTTTTAATATCCTGTGACTGAGCTAATCGCTTGATGTGGTTTAATGTTGATGATTTGTTGTTTGAATAGGTCGGGCATTGCGCCTAAACATAAATACTGATTTGCATCATGTGGATGCGAATAACGGTTTTTATCTGGTGATTCTGTGTATTTTTCATCACCACTGACGTTTAATTGTCGATAAGCGTAACCGGTTTCATAACCTTTGATTAATGTTCGGCAGTGCGGGCTAATGAGCATTGCCGGCTGCCCCTTACCAACCAAGCGGGATAGCCACCAACGCACGGCTTCTAATCGTCCTGTTGTGTTGTTTGTATCAGCCGGGCGTGCATTGAATCCGTTTTCTAACAAAATTTGAAAACAGGTTTTTTCATCGGTTTGCGCGCGCTGTACTCCGGCAGGGTCGCCAATGATTTCAACTTCACAGCCTGCATATTTAGATCGGATTAAAGGAGATAGCTGATCTTGAATAAATCGCTGAATCCCCATTCCGGTAGCAACTACTTCATCAGTAATTCGCAATTGACCGACTGGCGAAACTTGCCCAATGATAGCGGCTGGCGTTAAACCAAAATCAAGACCAATGAATGTAAGCCATCCTTTAACCGGAATTAATTTATCTTTTGAAACGTGTAAATCTTTGTTGAAGTGATCCATATAGACGGGTTTACCTGTTTGAACAGTCGCAAATTCGTTGCAAATACGAGATTTAATCCAGCTTAATGTTTGCCCTTGAAGGTTATCAAACCAGTAGCCATAGCCTTTTTTATGGTTTTCTACGTTTTCCGCTAACGGATTAGCGACAAAACGGTGTCCGTGATAGTCCACGTATAAGCCGTTTTCGATATTCGCTTTGACTTCATCAGATAACGATTCAAACGGTATGCCGGTAACATCAATTAACGCACCAGGTTGTGTGAAGAACACCCAATTCTTAGGCGTAAGGCTTTCGCCCGTTTCTTCATCAAGCGCCATTTCAAAGGTATGCCACCAGTGATCGTCATCAGGTGAGTTGGTATCCATAATCATACCGTTCCACGTTGCACCATCGAATCCTTCCGAAACTCGCTTCTCAGGAAAACGGCCTGTACGTGTTACTGCCTCTGTTACCAACATCACCGGTAAGAATTGTGCTTCATTAATCCAAATTCCCGTCAACTCCAAAGACATTAATTTTTTTACATCCTTTGGTTTATCCATCGACAAGAACATAAATTCCGCTTCTACCGTGGTCTTGCCATCAGGATGATTGATCTTCATCATGCCGCTGATTGGACTGTCGTATTTAATCGGGCAAATACTTTCGGGAATCCATGCTTGAAAGGTCTTAATCACCGTTCCTTTTAATTCAGGATAAGTGTTTCGCACGCAAGCCCAACGAGTACGACGAACGCCATCAGAATTAGGTTCTTGATTTAAGCAAATACGGAACATCTCCATAACACAGCCAACGGATTTACCGCTCCCAATCGGGCCACGAATCGCTTTAACCAACTCATTTGATTTATGCACTCTACGAAACGTGGCAGAAGCACGATAATTAATCTTCATCGCCACCTTCCTCGTCATCGTAGAAGTCGATGGCATATTCGACCTTGTGTTTGCTTGCCGCTTTTGCACCGAGCTCTTGCGCTAATTTATCGGCTTTAAGTAAGGTTTCTTTCGTCTGCGCTTTTCTTAATTCGATTGTTTCAAGAGTAAGTGCAATATTGTTGTTTGTGCTATTCAGGCTTTCAATGCGCCCCACCGCTCTGTCTAGTGCAGCTTCCGCAGATTTGATTAGCTTAAATGTAATTTCCTTATCTTCTGCTGTAGTACACCGCGCTAAATCAGCCGTAAATTTCTCAATGCTTTCAATCGCCGAAATGGCCCGCTGGCGCATCAAGTCGATTTCGTCTTTTAAGCTAAAATCAACTACAACATCAAAGGCGGATTTGTCCTTGAAGAATCGCGCATAACCGCCATGAATTATCGGTCTCCCCTCTAAAACTTTCGCAGTCTTTTTAGCAGTTTCATTTGCGACATTCGCACTTTTCGCAGTTTGTTTCGCAATTTCGCAATTAATTTCGCAGTTTTCCTCTAAATCTTCTTTAGATTCAATAACTTCAGATTTCGCATTTTTGTTCGCAATATTTTTAGCGGCTTTCTTGATTGCTTTTACTTCTCTGTTATCGCCCTTTTGGATTTCTTCCATCTGTGCAAAGGCGGTTTCAGGCTTTTTGATATATCGTTTAGCACTGGCAAAGTTCAAACCTTTCTTGCGGCACCACTCCATTACAGATACACCGGTTCTTGCGTAGGATTTGATGTATTCTATTTGTAGTGCGTTCCAATCTTTTCTTGCCATAAACGAGATATAAAAAAGCCCGTGGCTAGACGGGCTGATTAACTACTTACTTAACTTTTCGATCTGCCACTCGCGGATCTTATCAATACGATTTAAGCACATATCGCGCTCACGCTTGAGAATGACTGAATATTGAGTGATGTCGCCGTAGGTGCTGCCGTTAAATCCTGTCTTATCCAAGTGAGCCACATAAGCAGGCGGCAATACAGGACAACCGGTAGCTTGTGGTTTACCTGCGCAAGAACTCAATAACATTACGAGGACCGGCAGCATTGTAAGGATGACTCTGTTTAACATCTTGCGGGATTGATTTAATAACTTCATCTGATTCGCTCCGTGCTTCTGCTTCCGCCTTCGATAGCTCTAGCATGATTCGCTGATTTTCGGCGGCTTCGTCTTTTAGCCTTGTTATCTCTTTTTCTTTTTGAGACAACGCTTGCGCCTGCTCTTTGTTGTCGGCTCTTAAGTCAATAATGGTGTTGTACTGGTACCGCAAAACGCCGAGCAGGCACAAAACAACAACGACACCAACACATACCGCACCAAACTTAATCCGTTTAATTAATTGTTCACCGGGGTTAAACATAGTTGCTTTTCCTTTTCTCTGCGAGAGACAAGCCCGGATAACACTCTTCCGCCAGCTCTCGTCCAGCGTGATAACTCATTACAGGCTTGCGCATACTTGCCTGCATTGAGATATTTAAACATGGTGGATTTACGCATTGCACCGCAGCCAACATTAAACGTGATAGACGTTGCAGCATCAAAAACGGGTTGCGGTAAATTTCGTCCGTTGCCGTATTGGTTCACACACTTTTCCGCCACCTGAATATCATTCTTCCAGCGTTCAGCAATTTCCAAATCCGTATAGATTCGTTTCGGCTCAATCGGCAGTCCGCTATATTCTGTTGAGCCAATACCAACAGTTAACACATCTGATGGGCATTTATACGGCTCACGGCGACACCCCTCAGCGTTACCAATAATTTCTGCACCTGCTTGGCTTAATCGGATTTCATCGCTAAAATTCGTGTACATAATCCCAATAACAGCAAGAACAGAACATACACCCAAAGCGCCTCTAGTCTTCGGTAGAACCATCTCTCAAACCTCGCTTTAACTGTTCCATTTTCAGCTTATGCATTTCTTCTGCTCTACGTTCTGCGTTGTCTCTGACTTTGCCCTCTTGGCATTTAGCGTACATATTGACAAGACCACTGATTAAACCGATTAAAAGCCCGAAGATAGCAAGCCACTCTTGCAGCGTGTACATCGCCCAAAATGCGCCAAACCCAGACCAGATTACACTTTGAGTTCCTGCGTCTTTTAGCATTTTATTCATACTCCACCTCGCTTTTCTCGAGGTAATAAAAAAGCCTGTCCAATAAGAACAGGCTCATAAATTTATACCAATAAAAAACCGAGATGTATTAATTTACACCTCGGCTATTGTTAGAAATAGTAATGCAAAATTAGCGTTAAGTCAATTTATAATCACTTTTGGTGAGACTGTTCAACTTGGCAAATATACCCATCGCAATCTTGATTTAAGTCTAAATGATAGGAGGCCCATAACAACGCCACCGCAAAGAAAATCTTGAACATAATTTGTCCTTTTTCGTGAATTTGAGGTGTAAAAACCCGCCGCACGGATTTCTTGGGGAAAAGTGCGGTCGGATTTTGTGTTGTTTTTAGAAGTCGATTTTGACGGCTTTTGGATCAAACTGGCGCAAGTGTTGCAGTACTCGCCAGTTTGTCATTGGGTCAATCTCAAACTCTTTGGTAATGCGGTTTAAGATTTGGTTTGTTGAGCGTAGTACGCTTAAGTATTCGTAAGCCTGTCCGTAGATTTGCCCGCTCATGTTCGAGCCTAAAACGTTAAAGGCTCTTTCGATATGTTGGAAAGTGCCGACGCCACGTTTGAAAGCGAACCACAACCAAGCAAGCTGTTGAAGTTCATACTCGGTAAATTCAAAATTGAAACGATCATCTTTTTTCGGTTCAGTGATAAGCTCACCTTCAAGCACAATTCTATGCACATATTCCACCGCACTTTGTAATTTGTCGGCGGGAATGTCTTCAATGGTTTCGACGTTCATGTATTGATGAACAAGATTATAGGCATCGGAATAAATCAAGCCTTTCTTGCTGACTAACATATTTACAGCATTGCGTAAGCCTGTGCGGTCATCTGTAGTGGTTTTGCCTTCATACTTTCCTGTTTTACGGATTGCCGGCAAAACTTCTGCTGTAACCCATTTTCTAAAACGGTGCGGAACAGATCCTTTTTTAACGGCATCACGGCAGCGTAAGATCAAAGTGTACATTCCGCTTTCGCTGACTAATGAAAGGCTTTGTGCGCCGTTTCCTGCCGACCCTAAGTTTAACTTAGGGTCGAGGGTGTCGCTTGAACCGACAACCTTTTTCTCATCTTCATCTAAATTAGCAACAGCCATTGATGGGTTGCTTAAATTGATCGCTTTGCAAATATCAATAGCAACAAACCAAGGTTCATTATTAATGGCTAAAGTGCGGATGGATTTTGATTCAAAGCTGAATGTGGAAAGTTGGGTTTGATTAGACATAGAATGTCTCCTTTGGTTTGTTTTCGATATTAAGATTTACCCAGTTAAGGGTGCCGGGTGGTTCGAAAGCCGACCAAAAGAAACGGCTGGGATTATTCCCCTTTCGGGTGTTGTATTCTCCGCCCGCCCGACATAGATGAAATTGGATTTATGCGTGTTAAGTCTTAATGGCAATAAAACTAAACGAGATCACAAATTTTGCGCATAAAAAAACCGCTATGCTATCGGGTGCGGACTTCCGCTTTTGGTTTAAGGTTTCGACACCTTGAACAAAATACTAATAAAAAAAGCCTGCTTTGTAAACAGGCTTTTAAGGATTTTTATGGCTTAGCAATGATTATTTGCTTTTCTCTTGTTCCCACTTGGTTGCTAACCATTCAAACTCACAGAACAACTTCGGACGTAGTTCACGCTTTCTTAGAGCCTGAATATAAATATCAAGAGTATTCCAGTCTTGAATTATAAGAGAACATTTCATTCTCTTATAAATTTCCTCATCGAAAGCACCTTCCCGAATACCGGCAGCCATAAACTCATAATTGTTTAGAATATCAAGGATAGCATGATTTTCTTTTTCGTTTTTCAAAAGCGCTTCAGAACCAATCGTATCAAAATTAATGCCATTGGTCTTTAGCTGAGCGTATAACTTACGAGAACGAATTAGCCCGCGATCCTTTCTGTCAGACATTACGGCATCAATAGTCGCTCTTTGACGCCACTGCAAATCATTACTCGTGTTTTGTTTTCGTAAGGACTTAACTTGAAATCCTGCAAATAATGCTGAAGCGACGACTGCTAAGGTTTGAACCCAAAAACCAATCGTTTCCCCCCAAAATAGTACAGGTGCTTCTGTCATTAAAAGTCCCAACCCTCATTAAAGTTTAAATATTTCATTGTTACCTCCTACTGTTTTAGACTAAAAAAGCCTACTAAAGTTTAGTAAGCTCAATTACAATCTATGATTTTCGTTAAAGAACAATGATTACTGTCACTAATCACTCGTTTTGTTAAATATGGTCTGCATTATAGGTTCACAACCCAAACGATGCAATAAAAATATAACAAAATGTATTAAACACACATCTTCCCACCACTTGCCACCCTGTTTATTTTCACATGTTGCCAATTTTATTTTTGTATGTAGTATGACCCAAAATAGTCAGACACCCAAAAACCATGACGCCAGAAATCATTTTAATTTTAGCTATAATTTTTGTTGTAACTATTGTTTACATCACCATTAAATCAATCCAAGAAAATAACAAAGCACCCATAAATGATTTAATTGACGAGGATAATCTCAAAATAAAAGCAGCTCTCATAGCAAAATTACAAGACTATGAACAACAACTTGCAGAAAGAGACAGCTATATCCACAAAAAGGTGATTGAGTTACATGAGCTGGAAGATCGGCTTGATAAAGCCACAATGGAAGAATTTTTTAATGCAGGTGAAATTAATGACCTGAAAAAACAAGTCGCCGACTTAACACAGCTAAACACACACCTCCAAAGCCAATTACGCCAATCAAAAATGACATCGATCACAGTAAAAAAATGTCCCGGTTGCCGACGAGTGCAACCAGTTAGCGAATTTGGAAAGAACACCAATCAGCCGGATGGATTAACTAAATGGTGCTCCGTTTGTATGACAGAAGGGGCACCTATGCCACACGATATATCCGGCATGAAGATCTGTGAAAAGTGCGGTCAAAACAGAAAGAAAAGTAGTTTTTATCCCTCCAGTAGATATGCTGACGGATTGTCTAAGTGGTGTAAATTTTGTCTTGATAGCAATAATAAAGCCCGCTAAATACGAGCTTTGATAATTTAATAACAAAACTTACTCTGCTTCATATGTAATTTCTTTACATTCTGCATAACTTTTATGCATTTTCTCCATGCAATATTCAACTTCCCGTCTAAAGTCATCCTTAGACTTAGACTCATCGCTCTTGTTCATGCCATAGGCAATAGCAAAAAGCAATGCAATAAACAAAATCCATGGTAAAGCCTCTTTAAAATCTTTCCCCATAAACAAAAACTCCCATAACTAAATTTCTTTAAATTATAGGAGTTTTTTTGTTTTGTCTGTGATCTAATTCAAAGATTCGTTTTTTATTTGTCGCTTAATCACACCTTCCGCACCGCTCATTTCTTCGTAGCAATGGCGTTCAAAATCCACCACAAGCGCATTGAGATAACGCTTAAAGTAGGCTTCGGTGCAATTAATAGACTTCATTAAATGATAGATATTTGCGCGTAACTTCCCTTTTCCTCGGCATTCAGGGCATTCTCGTTTTTGTACTCTACCCACCTCGCCGGTGCCACGGCAGCGTGGGCAAACATTCGATTTGCGGACTTCATTTAATTCACGGATTCGCAACTGTCTCGCCTCGATACTATTTGGAGATAACCCGTTTTCTTCGGCAATTTTGTTGGCTTTATCAATCACGGATAAGTGTGCATATTGCGACCGTAAATAGCGTTTTCTGAGGGCGTTAAGGTGTTTTAATTGACTTGGTAAAGGTAAATCACAAACCATATCCACAACGTATGATAGCGCTTCTGTAGCATGTTCAGGCAGCCCACATTCTTCGCACCAACTTTCTGCATAGCTGTTCACAAACTCTCGAGAAAACGGATCTTGCCGATATTTACACATCAATAAATGATACCCGAACATAAATTCCTTTTCGGCCTGAGCAAATGCAAAAACAATCTGCTCCTTATAAAGCGGACTTTCCCCACCTCTCCCGGCAGTCTCTGCACTCACGCATTTAGGATTGTGAAGTTTAACTAATAACTCAATGGATTTGCTCATTTAAGACCTCTACGCTTTTCAATTAATCGGCATTTTTTATTAAAAATCTGTTTAATTCTTTTCAAATCTTCTTTTGAGTAGTTTCTTATTCGTTGATCTGCTTCAATTTCCTCAACCTTCGCCAATCCAATTCGTTCTATTAAACCAAGTCTGAATTGCTGATAATTCCCGCCTAAATATCGGTTGCACTTTTTGCATTGACCGAAAATGTTTAGCGTATAGAATCGCAAATGCACCGCACTCCCACGACTACGATAATGCCCGGCATCAAAACCACCACCAAGCTGGTCATTTGTAAGCGGTCTTCCGCAGGATATACAAGGCTTATTTTCGTCACGCAGCCGAATATATCGATTCACCGCACTTTGCGCTTCTGACGTTAATTCCCCCTTGGTTTTAGCTTTTTCTTTAAGTACAGCCATTCTTTTACGAGATTCAATACGCTCTTGCTTATCTTTCTTTTCTCGCTCTTTGCGGGATTGTTCACGAGATAATTTAATTGCACATTCCAGCGAACAAACCTTTTGCGTACTACTGAACGTTTTTACAAAGTAGCTCCCACATACTTTGCATTTATGCTGTTTTGGTGCCTTAGCCATTAAAACACCCCTAACTTGTAAGCCATCCAGACCAAAAGGACAAAAATAGCTAAATCGCCATAACCAGTTCTCCCGTCGAAAAACAGCCCTAGAAACATTAAAAAACAAACAAAACAAATCACCGTCTCACCCCGTTAATCAAACTCTTATTCTTACTGCCTGACTGTCTCCATTTGCGCCAGTCGTCACGTTCTTTTGTCAATCCGCGCGTTAGTTTTTCGTTTACATCATCAACCGATTTACGCGCTAAGTTAGCCGCTATTGCCGTTATTACTGCTGCCGTGAGTTTTGCTTTTCCGTGATCGACATGACCTATAGTGCCAACATTCACAACTGGCTTTGTGCGTTCAAATTTCTCTTTACTCATCATCCCTCCAAGATAGCCGTCAACCCTAATCCAACGCCTAACGCAATCCACATCAAGCCCCCTAATACACAACCAGCTAAGCAGTAGATAAAAATCTTGTTTGCGTATTTATCGTCTGCAAAAAACAGCGCCCAGACCAAAACAAAAACAGGCGTAAGTGATAACACTGCTAATACTGCAAAATAATTAGTCCAAATCATCGATAAATACCGCTAATAAAATCTCGTAAATCATTCAACTTTGTCCTTAACGTATTTAACTTCGTAGTATTTTTTGTTGATTTCTAACAATTCGCCGTTATTGGCTTTATCCCTTGTAATCTGAGCATGGACGTTTACCCCAAGAACAAAAGATACAAAGCACAGCATTAAAGCAAATACACCTGTTCCGCTGTTGGTCGCAAACGCAATGCCAAAACAACTCGCTACAATTAAAACAAAAATTAAAGTTTTCATCGTCCGTAAAATCCCCATCTATCGTTAAATTTAACCCCATTTTGTACGCCCCAGCTGGTCACGTACTCTATAAGGCTCGCCATTCGTGATACGCTCATTTTTGCCGAGCTCTCACGGATATTCACAAATTCGCCCTCAAGCCCCGGCACCACATCCGCTTTTTGATTCGTTGCGATTGCATGACCGGAGATAAATAAGACTTTCCATTGTTCCATTGAGAGTTTGCGTCCCATAAATTCCGCTTGGTTCGCCACGTCTTGGCACATGGCATGAAATTTCGCATTTTGCTCAAGGTTGCGTGTCATAGGCTGGATTTTGATGACTAACGGCTTTTTGTCGTCTGTTGGTAAATCTTGGATAAATACTTGGCAATTTGACCGCACTTGCTCGTTGCGTAAGAAAAACGTTTGTTTGTCAGTCATCGCTATACTCCACGCCCAAATCTTCTAACCCAAAGTAACCGCAGGACTTGGTGCGATTCATAGTGCAATTTTCGTTTGCCATCGGGAATGGCAGTGGGTGGATTACATGACCGTTACAACGGAATCTATCCTCTGACCATTCGCCAACAAATGCGCTTACCGGTTCGCCGTCCCATAAATCCTCAAGAGGTGCGCCACATTTAGGACATTTAAAATTACTTGCCATCGTAGTCACCGCGTTTTTTCAGAAAATCAAGCGTTACGCCACCTTGCACTTGGTGTTGATTGTTCGGATCGAAAATCACAAACATTGAACCTTTGTTGTTGCCTTTAACCTCTTTTTTAGTGACTGGGTTTATAAAGTTAATTCTCCCACCTATAACATCAATTACTTCAGTGGCAGATAAAAGCGCGGTCTTAAACCAACGGGTAGTTTTATCTGCCGGGAGTAACATCACTACAACGCAATCCCGCTCAGTCATTAAATTAATCGCCGCGCGCACAAATGGCATTGGGTCGGAGTATGGCGGATTGATCCATACGCGAGAGCCAATAGGTATGCGGTTTTGCGTTCTGCGGTCTGTAATATCTTCGGTCTTGGTGATGTACATTTCACATAGTGCGTTTTTAACATCTGCCGCGCCGTCAATATCAAAGCGATATTTGCGATTCATGGCGTTAAAAACATACTTAGGCGTTTGCCATGTGTTACGGTCAAATTGTTGCTCTGTCATGCTTAAAATCCCTTATTCCCTTTTGAAAATCTTGCTGTTTCTTGTTTTGTTTCTTTTTTGCCGATTTGTGCCCGTCTTTCTGCGTCTAATTGATCGCATTCAAACATTGCACCAAATTTCTGATCACAATAGGCTTTACCCGTTCCACCATGCCGATTCAATCGCACGATAATTTCTGTCAAGCTTGGATCTGCGTTTTCGTTGTAAACCGATTCTTTATAAAGTCCCAACCAGTAATCGCATTCCTGCTCGATTTGTCCGGTGTCACGGCTATCGCTTGGCATTGGTCGTTTATCTGATCGACTTTCAAGGCCACGATTTAACTGTGTCAGTAGCAACACTACGCAATCCATTTCACGAGCAAGATTTTTCAGCTCTTTGGTTACCTGCCCGTAAGCCAAGTCGTTCCGTTCGGCTTTTTCGGCTTTCATTAACGTCAAGTAGTCAATGCCGATAAACCCAATATCCCCTCGTTCACGCTTAATTCGGCGGCATTCACTGCGTATGTGAGCCATAGAGACGTTTGGTGTATCATCGACATACAACAAGTCATCATTGACCAATTCGCCAACAGACTGCGTTACTCGCGCCATTACAGTGTCTTTGTGTAGGTGGTATTTGAGATAAAACTCATCGTCATTTAACCCGGTGTCGTAAAGTGAATTTGCGTTGATGTTTGCGCGCTTAACCAACATACGCTCAAAAATCTGATCGGCTGACATTTCCAAACTAAACAGCAACACGGGCTTTTTCTCGTTCAAAATGCAGTTTTCCGCCATCAGGGAGTAAAACGCCGTTTTACCGCATTTAGGACGAGCCCCTACCGCAACAAGGGATTGCTTAACCAAACCTTTCAATCCGATCACTTCATCAAGCGCTTTAATGCCGGTTAAAATTCCACGCACGCTTTCCGGTTGCTCAAGGCGTAATTGGTATTTATCTAACCAATCTAAACCAACATCACGCCCAGCGCGTAAGCCTTTAGATTTACCGGTTCGGCTGTAGTCGGAGATTTCCGACATCAAGCGACTGATTGATTCAATTCGGTCGGCAGCACTCATATCGCTTTTGCCTAAAATCAAAGCCTCGCAGTCTTGTAGCTTGCCAAGCGTAAATCGTTTGATGGCATCTTCCCGCACGATTTCGGCATAAGCTCTGATGTTTGCAACGCTTGGAGTGTTGTTGGATAACTCCGCCAAGTAAGCGAATCCACCAATTTGTTCGGTCACGCCTTTTGTATTTAATTTAGCCTCAACGGTCATTAGGTCGATTGGTTGATTGGTTTTTGCCAAGGCTTGAATTTCGGTGTAAATGAGCTGATGTTCAAATCGGTAAAAACTTTCAGGCTTTAAAAAATCCAATACTGCCAATGTGTCTTTCGTGAGACTGCCAAACATCAAGGCCCCAAGTACGCTTTGTTCTGCGCTCAAGTTGTATGGGACGATTTTTAAATTTTCCATCACAGCGCCCCCTCGCGTACTTTTTGTAATGTTTCAGGCTTCATCACAAAGCTAAAACCGAATCGGTCGTAATACTCGCCCGCAATTTCGTTGTAAGTTTCGAAGTAGGCGGTAAACCCTTCCACAGTTTGATTTTTAAGCAACGGCGCAAGATTCAGGATGATTTTCCGTGTTGTATCGTTAAGCTCAACCTCGGCATAACGCCCTTCGAACTCATCGTTGAACGCATCAATAACCGCTTGGAAATCAATGTTATCCGTCAATGATGATTTTTCGCCGTTGGAATCGTGTACGCGGAATAACCCTTGCCAGTTGTTGAACGTTGATTGTTTTAAAACTTCAGAAACGTTTTCACCCTGCGATTTAAGATCTTCAAGTTTCCCCAATGCGATTTTGCAGGCTTTTTCGGAAAGAGGTTTTTTAATACTCTTACGCATTTCACAAAATCCGATCCAATCTTCAAGATTTACCCATTCTGGCAATTCAAAATTTTCAGCAACGAATTTTTTCGCTTTAGGGGGTAGGGGGTTTTTGTTATTTTTAGTAGTGTTATTTATATTGTTATTTTGTGTGTGAACTTTCTTCACTACCTGTTGTGAACTTTCTTCACTACCGCCATGAACTTTCTTCACTAGTGAACTTTCTTCACTACCGCCAATTTTGTAATCCTTAACGGAAAAAACTTTAACTTTGTTTGCGCCAGTTTTTTGCTCAAGAAGACCAAGCTCAACAAGTCTTTCGCAGGCATCAATAACTTTGCGATTGCTTAACCCTGTAACTTTCATAAACTGAGATACAGAAATAGCGTCTTCTTCCCTATTCCATCCCTTGGTTTTCCTCAAAACATATAAGTAACATTTCAACTCCGCGCCGGTTAGGTCTGCTAGCAGATCATCGATGACAGCGTTAGGGAGTTGAAATGAATTCACGATAAATTTACTCATTTCAATTCGCCTCTTTGAAACTGTTCATCAATGGATCTAACTAGCTGAATATCGTTATCCGGCATCAATACCAAACTGACCCCGTGTTTATTTAAAATATCAAGTAAATATTTCGCACCAATCTTAACTAATAGATTTTTTGCCTGTTCATCATTGCCAAGATTTCCTATATAAGTAGAGTCGTCGCTATCAAGTATTTCCGAGACGCATTTTTCACTTTCGTCTCCAAGACTAATCATGTCGTAACTTGCTACTACGCTTGTTAAATCGTCATTTCTTTCAAGTTCAAGAACTTCTCTTATAGCCCATGTTATTTTTTGGAGATCACTTTTGAAAAACTCACGGCTTTCTGATACTCGATATTCTGAAAGCAAATCGTGAATTTGCTGTTCATCAGCCAAAGGATTGTTTGAATAAAAGCACGCTTCAATCTTGAAAGGTGTTGGAATGGCCGTCATTTTTGATAGCTCTTTAACTCTTTCCTCTACGCTTCTTTCTGTCATGCCAATTTTATAAATGCCAGGCATTGATTCGTTTGATAAAACATAAACGTATCCTTTCATTCTGAAATTAGATGGAATTTTTAACTCTCTTTTAATGTCACCATCAGAAAAGTTTTCACTTAGTAAGTCATTAATCTTCATTAAAAATCTCCTCATCCAACTTTGCTAACTTAGCTAAAAAGTTTTGGCAATAAAGAGCCAGCAACACATCAATTCTTACTGGTCGATTAAATCGTTTCATATCACGCCTCCAACCAATACTGAGCAACACGTTTTCCGCTTGGCACGGTAATCATTTTACTGATGATGTTATGCCCACGCTTTTTAAGGTCATAGATACGGGCGCCAAGACGTAAGCAGTTAAACCGTTTTTCCGCGTCTAAGTGCGTTAATCTTTCGCCGTTTTTGAGTGCTTTTAAAATCTGTGCTGATTGTGTTTGACTTGTCGTCTCGTTTTGATTAATATTTTCCACGTTAATTTTTTCCTAAATTGCCACGGTTGCAGCCGTGGTTTTTTATTGCCGTTTATTTAGCGAGATCACGCACTCGATTGAGTGTTGTGTTGCTGCTAAATGCTTGTTTAACAATTTACGGATCACGTCTTCTTCATCGGTTGTGATTTCGCCATCGGCTAACGCTTTTTCTAACGCCTCAAACAACAATCCACGAGCGGACAGCTCACGTAGTTGTAAAGTTGAGATTTCTACTGAGTCCAATTCGCCTGCGACTGGTGCCGGTACAAAATGGCCGCCAGCACTCCGGCAAAGCTCCTCGATAAAATCAGTACAACCATACTCAAGCTGCAATGCGATTAATTCTTCGTTTTTAAAGCGTTGTCCTTTCGTCTGATATAAGCGGTTATTCAGCTCCGCCTCCGAAAATCCGAGAAACCCTGCAACCGCACTTTTGCCGCCCGGTATCTTCTCAATCATTTCCATAATGACTTTCTTCATTGCCATAATTTTTGCCTTGTTTTTATGGTTTTCTTTTGCGCCAATATGAGTAAATTAGTTGTCAGTTAAATTTGCTAAGGAATGTAAAATCTGCTTTTCAGTCACCTTGCCTTTTGTGGCCTTAACGATTCGCGGGATATACTTAGCGTTAATACCGCCACCATTAAGCCAAAAGCTGACAGAAACCTGAGAAACTC